GTTCCGCATGGACTACATGATGACCGAAGATGTGAACCTGCCACGCTACGACGGGGGTACGCCATCTGTCGTGGTGGCGCCGCCAGGCAGCGATGACGAGGATGTGGAAGCTAGCTCCGAGCCCAACCTGGAGCCGATCTTTAGGCCTTCACCACGCGGTCGCCGAACACCACCGCCGCCGGAGCATAAGGACGCAGGTTAGTGCCACTCAGTGTCACGCTGCTGGAACTGCGCCGGCTGCTGCGTTCTGAAACCGGCACCTCGCTCAACCCCCAACAGGGTGTACAGGCGCAGGATACGCTTGACCTGATTTTGGCGAGGCAGCAGCGCGAGCTGTGGGATGCCTATAACTGGCAGCACCTAAAGATCTGGACCGACGTGCCGCTGACCGGCGGCCAGGCGTTGTACACTTACCCCGTGCAAATGGCGTTCGACCAGATCACGCGCGTCTATGTGGCCTTAGCAACCTACGACACCGTCATTCCCGATCAGATAAATTCGGCGGGGGCCTGGGAGCCGTTGGCCTACGGCATCAAGCCATTCATGCTGCACCTCGGCCCGGCCAGGGTCGGCAAGCCGATGCGCTGGGGTAATGTGGCATCGATCAATACCACCGGCCCTACGCCGATCACCAATCCAGTCGGGCAATTCCAACTGTTGCCGACGCCGCCGCCGGACACTGGCGCAATACCGAAGGTTGGCTATGTGCTGCGATTCGAAGGCCAAGCGCCGCTATCCCCGCTGGTCGCGCCGACCGACACTTGCATTCTGGATTCCGAGGCGATCGTGCTGTTCGCCGCCGCCGAGATCTTGGCTACGCAGAAGAGTGAAGCGGCGCCAATGAAGTTGACCAAGGCGCAGAATTACCTGCGGCGTATTCTCGCCGATCAGGGTGCCGACAAGCGCGTCAATTACAACATGGGCGGCAACCACCGCGGCGGCAACGATCCTGACAAGGTTAACCGGCGTATCCCCTACATCGACTACATCCCGAGCTGATGGAGCTGGTCGGTGCCATATTTTACCATCACCGACTTTGCTGCCGGATTGGATCTGCGTAGATCCGAACTGACTGCGCCGGCCGGCACGCTGCGGGCGATGACCAACTGCCATGTCACGCCTGGTGGTGAGATCGAGAAGCGGATGGCTTTTGTGCCATTCTGGTCGTGCGATCCATTAAGCAAAGGTATCGTCGAAGTTAACCAGAAGCTCTATGCCTTCGGCCCGAACGGCCCCTACACCGTCGAGCCGCCGTCCGGCACCTGGTCAGTCGGCGTGCTCGGCCAGGCTACGCCAACCATCTTTGAGATCATCGACTACGACCTGTTCGACAACAAGGTCTTCACCCTGTTGTGGAAGGACGCTGCCGGCACGGTCGGCCGCTACTACGACGGCGTCGACCAGCCGTGGGCGCGCGGCTTCTATTGCCGGACCTACAAGAACAAGATGTACACGGTGGAAAACTCCATATTGTATTTTTCCGCCAACGGCAATGCGGGTGACTGGTCTGGCTTGAACCCGAACGACCCGTCGAAATACACCAACTACATCGACCTCTCGTTGGGCGACAGCGACATGTCCGACAGCGTGGCGCTGGAGGTGTACTACGACAAGCTGGCGATCTTCTCATCGACCGCGGTGCAGCTGTGGATCATGGACCCGGACTTCACCAAGAATCAGTACGTCCAGACCCTGCGCCAGGCCGGCACCACGGCCTGGCGCAGTGTTATGCAGTATGGCTCCGGCGACGTGATGTACCTGTCGCAGTCTGGCGTAAGATCGCTCCGCGCCAGGAACTCTTCACTAGCGGCGGCGGTGTCCGACATCGGCTCGCCGCTGGATCCACTGCTCCAGGATCTGTTCCGCAGCATGGGCCAGGACTGGATGAGCGGCACCATCGCGCTGCTGCAGCCGGTCACCGGCCGGTTCTGGATCATCATGGCCGGCTCGCAAGCCACGCCCGATGCGCCGCTGACATCCAAAATATACGTTCTATCGGCCTTCCCCGGCCCGAAGATCACAGCCTGGTCGGAGTACGACGCCGGCTTCGTCATCACCGCGGCCTGCATATACAAAAACCGTGTGGTGGTTCGCGACGACAAGAATCAGGTCTACGCCTACGGCGGCATCTCCGACGTCGGTCCGACCTATGATGATTGCCCGGTCGAGCTGATCTTCCCATTCCACGCCGGTGAGGGCGTCGCCACCTTCAAGTCCTTCGCCGCGCTCGACGCCACCTGTACCGGCGTGCCGTGGCAGGTGTCGGCCGCGTTCAATGTTCAAGATTCTACGGTTGAAGACTTCATCGGTATCTTCGACGGCCCGTCGTTCCCGCAGGGCAAGATCCAGCTGTACGGCCACACCACTCACATGTCGCTGCGGCTGCGCTCGCAGGACATCGGCCCGCAGGTGCTATCCAACCTGATCGTCCACTACCAGGGAGGTGAGACCGGATGATCAACATCGCGGTCGCCGACCGGGGCATGATCGATCATGTGCTGCAAGGTCTGCGTGCGGCCGATGTCGAAGAGATGACAGCGGCCGGCACCGACATCAGTAAGCTCGCCGTGCAGATCATGCGGCACAAGTTGTTTGCTTTTTGCGCCTGGGGCTTTGACTGCGGTCCAATCGCAGTGTGGGGCCTGGTGCAGAAGCGCCAGGGCGTCGGTGCCGGATTCGCCTTCGGCACTGACGACTGGGGCCGCGCCGTGCTACCAATGGTCAAGCAGATCCGCGGATTTGTCCTGCCACTATTAGTCGACCTGAATATCCACCGCGTCGAGGCGGTGGCAATGCGTAAGCGCGACGATGTCAGACGTTTCATGAGTTTGATTGGTGCCAAGGCCGAAGGCACGCTGACCGGCTATGGCACTTACGGCGAAGACTTTGTCTCTTACCGATGGCTATCTGATGAATATGGCAGTCACCGAACTCAAGAAGCCCAAGCGGACTGTGCGTACCCCGCACATTAATATCCGCATGGGCGAGTCCAAGGATGCGGCGATGGTCGCCGAATTCCTGGGGCATTTCTTCGAGCTGTCGAAGTGGTCGGAGTTCCTGAAGTACCACCAAGAGCGGACCAGGGTGTACCTGCAAGCCGCGATCGGCACTCAGTTCGCCATGTACGTCCTGGCGATGGACGGCGATGAAATGGTAGGTGTCTGTTCATACCATGTGTTCGGTGTGTTCTCTGAACCAATGGCGGTGATGGACGAGACTTACACTATACCAAAGTATCGCCGCACTGACCTTGGGCGCAGGTTGATCGAAACCGTCATCACGCTGGCCCGCGCCGATGGCTGCAAGGTGATGAATTTTCCCATCTGCTCGGGGATGAAGGAGCAGAACTCCCTCATGAACATGATCGGCCGGCACTTCGGCGCCGAGCCGGTCGGCATGATCTTCAGAAAGAAACTCTGATGGGTGGAAAATCTCCCGGCAGCAACGGCCAGATGATGACCCAGGATGAGGCCGTCACGGCAGCGAACCAGAATGTCATGCACGCCTTCTTTGGCCAGCCACTGCCAGCGAACTGGCCGGCGGCTGCTGACCCGCCCACACCCACACCCGAAGCCGCGCCTATGGCCGCTCCGGCCGCAGCGGAAACGCCAGCGATAGAACAGCCGGCCACGCCCGCGGCGCCGCCACCGACCTCTAATGTTTCACCGATATCGCCAGGTCACGCGGTGACCACACCGGACACCAAACAACCGACCGGCAACCTCATGGCGCAATCGATCGCGCCAGCGATGTGGCAAGACCAACTAAAGCAATCGTCCGGCGACAGCCTAACGGTAAACAAAGGGCAGGTGTGACGTGGGCGGCAAAGGCAGAAGCAATCAGCAGATGCAGACGGAGACCGCCCCGCCGCCGCCGGCGCCTGACGTGCCGCTGCCAGCTGCACCCGAAGCGCCGCCGCCACCGCCGCCACCGCCGCCACCGCCGCCACCAGACGCACCGCCGCCGGCGGCACCGCCGCCTGATATTTCGCCGATCTCGCCAGGCGAGGCGATAAGCCAGGTGGAAGTGACAAAGGATCCCATGAAAACAACCGGCGACTTGCTGGCGCAATCCGTTGCGGATCCCACCAACCTAACAGGGCAGGTGTGACATGGGCGGTAAGGGTGGCGGCGGCGGCAACTACTACCAGCAACCCGTCGACAAGTCGGGCAATTCGACAGTCGAAGAAGCAACGAAGACGCTCGCCAACACGGCGCCGGTCGACATGTCCAAGATTCAGTCGAACATCGACGTCAAGAAAGCCGCCGCGGCCGCCACTGCGAAGCCGCAGGATACCGTAACCAGTGTTACTGCGCCGGCCGAAGGCGTGTCCGGCACTGAGACGACCAAGGACACCACCGGAGACGTCGCCAAGAAGGCTGTACTGACGCCGCCGAAGTTCTGGGAAGATTACGGAAAAGATCCCAATACAACAAATACACAGGTGTGACATGGGTGGCAAAAGCGGACCATCAAATAACCAAGCCGTGCAGCTGCAGATGCAGCAGGCACAGGAAGCCAAAGACAAAGAGAACGCGCGCCAGGCCCGGCTCAACCAGGGCAAGACCGCGATCGATAACATCTTTGGTAACGACAACTTCGGCGATCCGTTCTACGACAAGTACAAGAACGCCGAGCTGGACTACACGCTGCCGCAGCTGAGTACCCAGTACACTGAAGCAAAACGTAACGCCGAGAATGACCTGGCTCGAGCTGGACTGTTACGTTCCGGCGCCGCCGGCTTCGTGCAGAACAAGTTGACCCAGCAGCAGGGCGTCAATGAAGCAGGCTTACGCGCCAAAGCCGACACTGATACGGCGGCTTTGCGTCAGTCGATCGCGGCCCAGCAACAGCAGGCTTATAACCAGCTGTACGCCACCGAAGACCCGACCGTCGCCGCCAACACCGCGGCGAACTCCGCGGCCAACGCCCAATTGCAGCAGCCGAACGTCAGCGCGCTTGGTGATATGTTCAAGCCGATCGCGATCGGCCTGGGCTCGGCAATAGCTCCGGCGGTCGGTCAGTCCGAAGCCAACCGTCAGCTCGCCGCTGCCAGTGGCCGTGGCCAAGGCAACATCACTACGACGCAGGGTTAAGCTTATGTGCGACCCGATCTCGATCATTGGCCTGGGCTTCTCGATCGGCATGCAGATGTACAACATGCAGCAGCAAGCCGACATGGCGAGCCAGCAGCAGTCTGCCAATGATCAATGGGTCGCCTACCAGCGCAAGCAGTCGCAGGACTTCCAGGCCCGCGACGAGAGCCTGCGCCAGAACGCCGAAGCGGCGCGACAGGGCTCGCTCGACGAGCTCAGCGCCGCCAACCAGACGCTGGCGCAAGGCAAGGAAGCTGACCGGCTGACGACATCGTTGACGCCGGAAGACATTGCCAAGCAGGCGGCTGGTGATCCGAATGCGCTCGCCAGCGCGATGTTTTCGGGCCAGCAGGGCGGCTCGCAGGAGATGCAGACCCAGATCCAGGGCAGCATCCAGCAGGCCGCGGTCGAGGCGCGCAAGCGCATCGCCGCGCTCGCCAACGTGCAGTCCTACGGCGGCTCGCAGTACGGCCTGACCAACCGCGCCAACACCATCTTCAATGCTGCAGGCCAGGACATCCGCCTGGCCGGCAACGAGCGCGCCGGCGACCTGTCGGCCTACAACATCGCCAAATCGGTCGAACCCATTCACATCGCGCAGTACAGTGGTGGCTCGGCCGGCGGCCTGGCAACCGCCGGCGCCCAGTTCACGGGCCAGCGGCTCGGCAACACGCTGGCATCGAGCATGGGGAGCGCCTGATGGCCTCGGATTTCCTGCGGTTTCAACAAGATCCTTCGCTGGGTAATGCATTAAGCGGCATCGTCACCGACATCGGCAATGCGCCCGGCAAGGCGTTGCACAACAGCCTTGCGGTCGAGGAGATCCTGAAGGCACGCGAGGAGCGGGCACGCGCCACCGAGAAATGGAACGCCGGACAGGAGGCCTTCAAGGCGTTCCCTGACACCCTGCAAAAGACAGTGGAACCGAGTATCCGCGACGTCCAATTCCAGCCGCAGGGGCCGGTGAACCCAGCTGATGTTGGGGATACCGCGCAGATCGGCGATACGACGGTGCTGCCGTCGTACACCACGCAAGAGAAGTTCATTGACCCGCGCCAGCAGGCGCAGCTGGACTCCTACAACAAACTGGCGATAGCGGCGTACCGGCAGCAGACGATGCTCGGCAAGGCCGACGAATACGGACCGCTGATCGCGTCCGCCATCGTCGGCGGCAGCGGGGTGCCAGCCGACGTCAACGAACGCAATCGGCTGAACTTCCTGGCAAACCACAAGTTCATGACCGACGCCGAGAAGAGCACGGCAACCCCGCACACCTTCGACGTCATGGACAAAGATGGAGGATGGACGGGAAGGTCGGTAACCTCGAATAACAACAGAACCGAAATCGCCACGGGTCGTCCGTTGATGGGACCGGGCGGCATCCTTCAGCCGGGCGAGTCGCTTGTCGTCGCGAGCCCGCAAAGCAACACCCAAGGACTGAACAAAGAGCGCGCGATCCAGCGGCTCTCCATTATCGCCAACAACCTGCGCGGCGGTGTTCCTACGCCGGAACAAGCGGCAACGATCGATCAACTGGTCACCACCGCCTACCAACCAGAACGCACCGTGGAACCCGGCGCCGGCGGTAATCAAACCATAAAATATGTGCAGAAGACTCCGATCCCGCCTTGGGTGGTGAAGATGCTGCCGGCCGGCGCAGTGGGTGGTGATGTTGCGGCTGCGGCTCCCGGCAGCGTGGCGGCACCCGGCAGCGCGGCGACGACACCGCAACCCGTCGATTACAATGCCGATCGCGTTGTCGGACAATTGCCGGGCAGCGCGGTTGAGTTGCGCAAGGAATACGCCGAGCAGCCGGAGATCAAAAACTATGTCACCGCGGCAACGACTTGGAATGCTGCGGTGCAATCAGCCTACACCGGCAACAAAGCTGCCGACCTCGATATCGTTTACGGCTTCGTCAAGCTGCTGGACAGCCTGACCGGCGTCCGGGACGCCGAAGTGAAAATGGTCGGCCAGGTTGGAAGCTGGCCCGAGCAATTTCAAACCATGCTCGGCCAGGCCAGCGGCAAGGGTCTTGATTCACGTACCCGCGCCAACATCATCGAGACGATGCAACGCCACATGGCCGGTATTCAGCAAGCGGCGGAAATGAAACAGAAGTTCTTCACCCAGGCGGCAACGAACGCCCAACTCGCGCCAAAAGCGGTGATCCCCGATTTGGTACCGATGGTGCCATTCGATCGCGCCAGGGCGATGTCTGTGCAAAACGAGACTGATACGACGGGCGGTCCGGGCGCTGGAAGAAGACTCGCAACCCAACCGCGGCCGGTGCCACCGCCAACGGTAGCACCGCCCGCAACACCGTCGACCGTACCTCCGCAAGTTATTGAACGCGGTAAGAATGCATTCGGACTCGGGGGCTGACGATGGCCGAAACCGCAGACAGCCTGGTTCAGTGGGCTACTCAAAATCAACACCTCAAGGACACGCCCGAGTTCAAGGCGAAGGCCGAACAATTCAAGCAGCTCATCGGCGAAGGTGGCAATCCAGAAGAGCCGCTGCCGACAGTTGTCGTAACGCCGAACGAGCCGCCGCCGGCACCAGCCGCACCGCCCGCCGCGGCGACTGCACCGGATGCAACGGCACCAACCGAGGCACCGGCCGGTCCGCCCGGCGATCCGAACTCGACCTACAACACCGCGGCGCGCGTCGGCGTCGGCGCACTGACCGGCATCCCGGACCTCATCATCGCCGGGCTCAACGCCGGATCCCGAGCGGGATTCATGCCGCCGACCAAGGTGCCGTACCTGGGACCAAAGGTACTGAGCATGCTCGGCGCCCAGGAGATGGCGCCGGATGCCAGCCTGTCCCGGCAGCTGCTGGAGGGCGGCGCCAGCGCACTGCTCGGCGGCGGCGGCACGGCGGCGCTCAAGGCTGGAATGGCCGCGAAAACGGCGGGCTCGGCAATACTCGACATAATGCGCAGTCTCGCCACCAAAACCGCCGTACCGACAGTGACCGGACACTACGGCAGCGAGGTTGGCGCCAACGTAGCTCACACCTTCGGCCTCGACCCGGAGACGGGCGCGCTGATCGGCGGCGTCCTGGGCGCCCACGGCGCCAGTGCCAGCGCAGAGATGCCAAGCCGTTACATCGACTGGAAGTACCGCGGCATGAACAACCCGGACGCCGCGGCCACCGCGCAGGCGGCGCGCAATATCGGCGTCGAGTTGCCGGCCAGCGCGCTCGGCAACGACACCGTTCGGATGCGGGAAAACAGCAACGCCAACCGCTGGGGCGCCTCCAACTTCACGCAAAACCGCCGCATGAACGCCATCGACCAGACCGGCGCGGCCTACAACACTATGGCTGACGCCCGGGGTTCGTTGAACCCGACGCCGTCGTCTGGCGAAATCGGCTCGGCCCTGGGCGAGGCGGCCCGGCAGGGCGCCAACGAACTGAAGGCGCGAGTGTCGGCGCCGCAAGAGAGCCTGATGCAGCGGGTCGGCCCGAATACCCCGATCGACTGGCAACCCATCCTCGACAGGATGCGCCGGCTTTCAGCCGAAACCGATGCCACCACGGCCGTTCCGATCGACACGCGCATCAACCGGACCGAATCCCGGTTTCCTCGTGATCCGGTTACCGGCGATATCACCGATACCAGCGGCACCTATAACCAGGTGAAGGACTTCCGCACCAACGTCCGCAATGCGGGTGAAGGTTATGATCCGGTACCGAGCCGCTACGCCGGCAGTACCGAAGACGCGGCTACGGCCGTGATGCGGGACGCCGCCATTCGCCGCGGCGTTTCACCGGCCGAGTTCGATCGCACCCAGGAACGCTACGCCGCCGCAATGGACCAAGGCACCGAACAGAACCCAGTGGGCGGGCCGCACAAGCAATTAACCGAATTGACGGCCGATATTAAAAACAACCCGACCGCGGGGACCAACTATCTCAGACAAGGCGAACAGGATCCGACCCGGCTGCGGATGCTGGAAGCCACCGTGGCAACCCCGCGCACACCACAACAGCCGATTAATTCGCTCGACAACATCATCGGCGACTACATCCGCCACATCGGAAACCAGACCATCAACAACCCGAACCGGGGCGCGGCAGCGCCGCGACAGCTGGCGACTCGCATCGAAGGTATGAGTTCTGAATCACGTCCGATCCTGTTTGGTGGGCAAGAGCAGCGGGCGTTGGACATCGCCACGGTGGCCCGAGCACTGAACGCGCCGACCCGACAAGGTGGTCTTGGTCAGACGATGGGCGCCATCAACCGGGATATCCCGGTAACAATGGGCGCTGGCGAAATCGGACACGCCGTCGGCAGCGCAACCGGGATACCCGGGGCGCCCACAGCAGGCCGCACGCTTGGCTATCTGTTAGGGCCGTTCCGGCGCATGCTTGGCGGCCGGATGATGCAATCGCCGACCGCGCTAAATGCGTTGGAAGGCCGGCCCTATCAGAGCAATTACAGCATCAGTGACCTGCGCGCCGCCATGAACGCCGCGTCTTCGCCCCAGACCCAGGGGATGCCGGTGGGGCCGAGGCAATAGCATGGCCTACATGGACGAAATGGCCTTGGAGCGGGAGAAGTCCAGGCAAGCCATGATCGCCGGCAAGACGCCGATGTTTGGCGCCGACACCACGGCAGCCATGCACCAGCTCGGCATCAGCTTGGGTGTGATCCCGCCAGGCACGCCGCCAAGCCAGACCACCCAGGTGCTGGAAGGGCTGCTCAAGGGTGGCGGACTGGGCAAGATCAAGGTCGACGAGGCCACCCCACTCCAGGTGCCGACCCTGGCCGGCCGGATGACGGCGTCACTAGCGCCGCACGGCCAGGCCGACGACGGCACCGGCGCCACGCTCGGCGCCATATTCAAGGGCGCCTCGGACAGTGCGCTGCAACAGATGCTCCGCAACCAGCAGCGACAGCAGGGGCCGGTCGGCCCCGCGTCGCCAACGGCCGCAGCGCCGCCCGGCACCAACCGAGCCAGGCTGTCCGGCAATACATCCCTGGCCAGGGGTAACGACTTGGCCGGCGTCAATCCGCAGATCGCGCAATCGGCCAAAGAGTGGGCGCAGATCTACAACAGCAAGGCGGACGGCGCGCACACCGCACAGTTCACCTCCGGCAACCGCCCCGGCGACCCGCGCGAACACGGCCGCGGCAATGCCTTCGACATGCAGTTGATCGATAAGAGCACGGGTAAGGCTCTGGAGAACTACCGGACCAATGATCCGAAGACGTTCGCGGCCTACCAGGACTACGCCAACGGCTACCACCAGTACCTGGAAGCCAACTATCCCGAACTGGCCGCCAAACACCGCTGGGGTGGCTACTTCTCCGGCGACACCTCCAAGTACGGTTCGCTCGACCAGATGCACCACGACTTCGCCGGTGACCGTATCGGCATGGCCGGCGGGTCGTGGAAGACCGGCCTAACGCCACAGCAGGCCAAGCTATTCCCGGGTCTGACAGCAAACACCGGCGGCCTGGCCGGCAAGCCACCGATGGCGGCCGGCAAGCCGACAATGACGACACCGGCCGCGGCAGCTCCAGGCGCGGCACCAGCCGCGGCAGCTCCAGGCGCGGCACCAGCCGCGGCACCAGCCACCGGCGCGCAGCCGCGGCAAGGCGGCAGCGCCGTGCTGGCCGAGCAGCGCAAGCCCGTTGCGCAGTACCTCGACAGCAATCCATCGGCCAAAGAGCAAATGGCCGCGGCGGCCTACACCGAAGATAACAATTCCAGGGAAGGCCGCATCGCCGTGCATGAGGCAGCCGCCAACCGCATCGTCGCCAACGGCCGGCCGGTCAGCGATGTGATCGATCCGAAGTACTACCAAGCCATGAACGACCCGGCGCAGCGGGCCAAGTACGATGCCGCGTTGGCTAAGGTGAAGTCCGACCCGGAATTCCGCAAGCAGCTGTTCGGCGAGATCGACCAGGCCCACAAGCGCGGCACCAACTATGCCAAGCTGGCGACCGACTTCGCCAGCAGCACCAGCGCGGACAAGTCCCGGACCAATTCCACCAGCGTGGGCAAGGTCGGCGGCAACGAATTCTTCATCAAGGACCAGCACCCGGAGGTCCACGGCGCCGGCACGGTGGCGAACAACAAGAAATGGCTGGCCAATACCCAGGCCGCCCTGGCCAAGCCGACCGCGGCTCCGGCCGCGGAACCAACAGCCACTGCACCGGCTTCTACACAAGCTCCTGCACAGGCCGCGGCACAGCCTGTGACACCGGCGGCATCGGCTGCGGAGCCCCCCAAGGCCGATGCCACGGTTGCTCCACAGGCTTCTTCACAGCAGCTTGGTCCGTCTGGAGAAGAACCCTTGCAGCCGGAGCCTACCCCGGCGCAAAACACACCACCTTCTGCGCCCCCAGCTTCCGTGGCCGTCCCCTCAACCCCGGCTCCGGCAGCGGCGGCGCCGGTCCCGCCCCCCGTAGCAGCTCCCCCTGTTGCAGTGGCGGCAAAGCCGGCGCCGCCAGCGCCGCCGCCGAAGCCTGCGGCGCCGCCGGTCAACCCGGCGCACGCGCTGCTCGACACCTCGGTCTACGAACTAGCCAAGAAAAGCTCGGCCTCCGAAGCCGCCCAGGTGAAGATGTTCCTGGGTGACAAGATGACCCTCCGCGAAGCCATGAAGCACCCGATGTACGGCGGCATGGCCACATCAAAGGCCAAGGAGAATCTGGGCAAGGCCGGCATCACCCCGCAGCAATTCGACCAGGCCGTGAAGGAAGGCCAGCCGAAGCCGACCACGCTCGGCAAGCGCAGCGACCTTGGCACCTCCGAGGCTACCGACTTCAGCTCGCGCGGCCGCACCCCGGCACCAACCGCGGCGCCGGAAGCGGCACCAGCGCAGTCATCGGCGCCGGCGCCGGGCGAACAGGTACCGCTGCCACAGCCAGACCCGCGGACCGAACAACAGCCGCAGATCACGCCGGGCATCGCCAGGGCGCTGGAGGATGCCGTCAAGATTGAAGAGCAGGCACCGGCGGCACCCCCTTCAGCCGGGGCAATGCCGGTGCTGCCAGGACAGCCCGTCGCCCCGACGCCCGGACCAGGCAACGGCGGGCTGTCGCTGGCGCCTGCAGGTTTGAGCTCGATCCCGACCGGGGCGCTGCCGACCGGCGCACCGGGCAGCCAGGGCGGCGGCATCGCCATGGCCGGCATGCTGCCGCCGATCCAGAACAGCACCTACTCGACGCCGCTGCTGGATCAGACCGCGGCGACGGCGGGCTCCGGCATGGGGCTGTCACCGATACCGTTGCAGACCCTAGGCAGCTGGGGCTGGGGCGGTGGCAGCATCGGCGCTGGCCTCGACTGGGGCGGCGGGGCGCCCGAAGTTCCTATGGGCGCGATCGGGGGATTCGATTAGACCGCCAAAAATTTTTTCGGTTTTTCAACCTGGTTAGTGGCGAGTGTATCGCAGAGAGAGAGCGACCGTTTCTCGGCCCTGCGAGCGTCCATGACGCCTTGGTACAGCCGCACAAGGATGCCGATCATAACCACACTGCTAATATTACTATCAGACTTATCACCGCCAGGCTGGCGCAGACGCCGAGGGCAAAACCAAACACTTCGGGGATCTGCAGCGCCGACCAGAGATTCTTCATGTCACCGCAATCGCCTTGTGGATGATGTCGACGATCGCCGGCGTACAGTCCGGCGTGTTCTCAATCTCTGACAGCGCGTCGAGCAAGCGGACGATAACAACCCGCTTGGCGCTGCTCTCGGCCTTGGCCTGGAGCACCTCATCCTTCAGCACCATGATGTCCTGCCACTGCTTCTCAAGAGTGTAGCCGGCGTTCTCCAGCTGCAGTTGGCACTGGACGAGCTGCGCTGCCGCATGCTCGTAGTCGTTCGGCTTGTCGTCCCAGGTGCTCACGGCAGCGGCTCGAAGTTGTCGTCGAAGTACTGCTTCGCCAGCAGCCACTTGTCGCCGTAGTCTTTGGGATTGCGCGCGATCATATCGCCGACTTTGGGCGAACCCGCCATCTTGTCGACAGCGGAAATCGCGACGCCGGTCAGCGCCTCGCCATCAACATAAGGCCGGATCTCGGCCAGGTTCTTACGCCGGTACAACTTGAATTCACTCATGTGCCTTCTCGCTTTCTGCTGCGCCAGCCATTCACTGCGGGTGACATATGGCCATGTTCTGGTTGGCATAAATTAAAGGCCGCGCCCGACACCCGCCGTGACGCGGCCCCGTTCACCCGATCAGCCAGTACGATCAGGCTACACTACGCCGACGCCGCTGACGCAACGCTACTAATCCACACAACGCAGCTACTAAACCTGGCAACCCGGCGCCTGCGATCGGCAACGGCACCGCCGCGGCCGGAGCCACGTCGATGCGGAAATGTTCGAAGTCAGTAATGCTACCACCGGCTACGACAAGATCCATGTCCCAGATCTTCTCGCCGTTGATGGCCTTGAAGTCGAAGCCGTTCTGGCCGTTCGTCAGAACGCTGCTGAAATTAAAGTTCTGGAAAGTGCCGTTGCTCTCCAGCGCCGTCACATGAAACAGCACAGTGCCGGTCCCAACGATGGAAAAGACATCCCTGGTGACACCCAGCTGAGTAAGGTTGAGGCTGTTGAATACCGAAATATCAAGATCGCTGGTGTTGAAGATCTTGATGTCGTTGCCGTTGGCAGCACCCGTGAAGGCACCGTTGCCGGACAGATCGCGGAAGCGAACGACTTCGTTGTTCTGACCGTTGAGGCGGCCAAGGATCAGGTTGGAGCTGGCAACACTCTCGAAGGTGACGTTGGTGCCAGTACCGCCGATACCTGTGGTGTCGAGGATGATGTCAGCACGGGAAGCCGTGGCGGCGGCGCAGACCAGCGCGGCCGCCACAAGAAAACGTCTCATAGGCGTAACTCCTAGGTTTGGTAGTTGGTATACCAAGGTCAGCGTACCTTCAATTTTTCTGAGTTGCAACACTTGCCTACTCAGAAAAATTGAACTAGGTACGGTTCATGACACATCTCAAAACCACGGCGGAAGTGATCACCGCGCTGGGCGGCATCGACGCGATGTCGGAGCTGACCGGCACATCGATCAACGGCGTCTATAACTGGCGGGCAGATAAGCAATTCCCGGCAGATACTTACCGTCTGATCAAGGACGAACTTATGAATATCGGCGCCGACGCGCCCGACTACCTATGGCCGATGCGAGTCCCACCCAAAAGAAGGAGATCAAGATGAACGAACAATCCGAAACATTGAAGAAACTGGCCAACGAACTGACCGAGCCGTCAACACAATCATTGGCAGTAGCGGACCAGGTCATCAACCGGGCCGCGGCCGCCATGGCCGATGTCCATGCCCACGCCATGTCGCGCGTAACGGGAATGCGCGAGCAGCTGGATTCGCTGGAGAAGACCATCGTCGAGGCCCGGGCGCGGGCCGAAGCCCACATGTCGACTTTCATGAGGCTCGTCACCGAAGGTGAAGAGACGATTCGCGCCATGGAGATCGCGATCGCCCGCGTCGAGGATCATGTGGTCGGCGGGCCGCAGTGAACCTCGCCGGCCGGACCGTGCATGTTGTCGACGCCGTCGTCTGGGACGCCGCCGGCAATGAAATCGATCGAAGATCTTACAGTTACAGGAACCCCAACATGTCATGGAAACCAGAGGTGCGCGTTCACAACGACCCGAAATGGTACGACAACGCGATACGCTGCGAAACCGAAGCAGAAGCAATAGCTTACGCCCGCGACCTGGAAGCGCGCTGGACCTCGGCTGATGCCGTCCGCGCGGTCGAATGCGCCGATCCGGTGAACGGCAAATGGGTCGACGGCAAATGGCAATGGAACGAGGACATCACATGAGCCAGCCCTGGACCCACACTGCCGGCGCCGCAGCCTATCCCCGGGTCGACGAGCACTACGTCGAGCCGTTCTGGGTCAGCGAGCGGCTGTTCGAGGAAGAGAAATTCATCGGCGGGATCTACGACCCGGCCTGCGGCTTCGGCCGGATTGTAGCGTCAGCTCAAGCCGCCGACCTCGACGCCGGCGGCTGCGATATCGTCGACCGCCACGGTTATGTCAACATCTTCAAGCCGAAAGACTTCCTGAAGAGCACCGACGTACACGACAACATCGTGTCAAATCCACCATTCGATATTTTCAGAGAATTCGCCATTCACGCGCTGACGCACAGTGGAATGAAGGTGGCGCTGATCATGCCGACCGCGCGGCTCAACGCCGCCCGCTGGCTAGTGGGTTCGCCGCTGCGGCGCGTCTGGCTGCTGACCCCGCGGCCGTCAATGCCGCCGGGCCATGTCATCATGAACAAGGGCAAGGTGGGCGGCGGCAAGTCGGACTATTGTTGGTTGGTATTCGAGCATGGGTATAACGGCCAACCAGAAATGCGATGGCTGCACCGGGATGAAGCATGATGACTGAATTCAGTGTCTTCGATCGTCTACGGATAGGCGACATCCATAGCGCCGTTGGCGAAATACAAAAACACATCGAAACGGCTCAGACCGCGCTACTCAACTTGGGGCGCGAAAATCTAAAGATGCACGACGCACTGGTAGAAATTGCAGCCAAGACAGACGTCGAGTCCGATGAATGTGCGACTATCGCCAGACTCACATTGAAGGAAATCGCTGATGGTGGTTCAGTTAAAACGTAAGCGACGAACCAAGAGGTCCACCATGCAAAAGGAGCCTGGCCTACGTTTTGTTTATCTAACCCTCCCCGATAACGAAGACCCCATCCTCAATCTCAACGACGGCACCAAGCATACTCGGTACAGGGTTACCCGCGATCAGCTGTTCGATCTCAACAAGCAGATCGCGGACACCTTGGTAAATCACAAGATCAGCGCCAAGAATGCTTTCGACGAGCAATTGGTGCTGAACCTGGAGAAAGCTGCTAATCTATAGATGCTTAGACGTCCTCCTTTACTCCTTGATGACGGCGCAAATAGGCCTCGAACGCTTGCTGCGCCGTCATCTTTTTATGCACGCGATCGATCTTCATCTGGTCGACAGTGCCATCGGCTACGCAGACGCGGACCACCACCGGCTTGGTCTGCCCGGAACGATGCAGCCTGGCGATCGTTTGTTCCCACATTTCTGGTGACCAGGTGGGGCTGATCCAGGCCATGTCGCAACCGCCGAACTGGAGATTCAGGCCGTGGCCGCCTGATGCTGGATGGATTGCCATGAACGGCAACTTGCCCTCATTCCATAGGGTGATGTTGTGATCAGATGTTTTGTCGGTGACCCCATCACCGAGGTACGGCAGATCTTCGCCGAGCAACCGACGCAGCATTCGCAAGTCCTCGCGATATTCGTAGATGAACAACACCGGCCCCGCGGCACTGTCGATGATATCCTGCGCCCACTCCTCCTTCTCCGAGTGGATGGTGCTCGTCGTACCATCGTCGTAGACGAAGCCGTTGGCGATCTGAGCGAGCTTGCCAGTTGCCACTGCAGCCGAGGCAGCGAGGACCGTCTCGTCGCCATTACGAAGCAACAGATGCTCCTCCATATCGTTGTATTGCTTACGGGCGCTGGCCGGCAACTGGACGCGGTCAAACAGGATCGAAAGCTCTGGCAGCTGCGGCAGCTCGTCGTCGCGCAAGGTGACGCACAGCGGTGCGATTTCCTTGTGGATCAGTTCCTCCGCTCCCGGCAGCGGCGCCCACTGGTAGCCCTGGTAGTCAACCGGATAGAACCGCGCCTTGCGCCAGCTATAAAACGATCGGCCCCAAATTTTTCCGCGGGTTATCACCGTGGCCGGCATAAACAGATCGGCGACACCGGACGGCCGTAGCGTTCCGGTCAGGCCCCAGATCATGCGCCACCGCTTGGCGTGTCGGAGCAGCATCCGAGCTCGCACGCCAGAGGGATCGCGCAGCTTCGACACCTCGTCGATGATCAGCAGATCAAACAAAGGATGGTCATCGGGGTATTTGGTCAGCTCCGACAACAACCAATCGACGACGTCGATGCCGAGAATGTTGATCTTAAACACGGTGGAGTCGGCCAGCATGTCGGCACGCTGCCGTGGCGTGCCGGTGATCACCTGGTAGGTCAGCCCGGCGGTGTGCGCCCACAGCTTGATCTCGTCCGGCCATACCATCCTGGCAACACGCTTCGGTGCGATCACCAGGACGTTGCGAACATGCTTGTCGCGGATCAGCTCCTCGATCGCGGTCAGCGCCGCGATTGTTTTTCCAGAGCCAGGACGTGCCACCGCAATCTTCTCATCAGACTCATAAAGAGAAGTGGCGATCCTGTTTTGGTAAGCTCTCAACTCAGATTTATTCTGCACAATACATATCCAATTTATTATGATGGTTCATCGGAAGATTCACGATCGACCGTACAGCCAATTCACGACTGCCAAATATCTTGGCCCGATAACTCAACGCTTGATGGCTGACACCTAATTTACGCGCCCACGCTTTCCAACTAAGTCGGACGCCGTCTACCTCGACCCAAATCATAACCTTGCGGCTGTTTACTTGTTGCTCATACGACGTGGCCCAGCGCACGTTACCCGGCTCATACCCGCGATCGTTATCGATACGATCAAGTTGCGCGCCAGGAAACGGCGGATGTCCAACATCGACGATAAAATTAGCAAACGTATTCCACCGCTCACATACGGTGATACCTCGGCCGCCATACCGACCCCAATCTTTACAATTAGGATTATTGCAGCGTTCTCTCATGCTGCTCCAGCGACGGTATCCCGCCGGCTTTTTGTAAAGCGCGCTGGCGATCCGGTTCTGATACGGTCGCAGTTCTGATTTCTGTCTCACTCTTTCAGCTCCGGCTTAGCTTTCTTCTTCGCTGCTGCCGGACGTGGTTTGCGCTTTAATGCGGCATCAAGCTTGTTGGCGAACCGGCGCAGGTCGTCACGCACCGCTTCCATCAGCGGCCGATCGTTACCCTCGATCGGACCACCTATGCCGGCCTCCTTCCACTCGATCAGACTGGTGATAATATCCGACAGTGAAAACCGCCATTCTGGACTTTCATCTTCAGTCTCACCGATCGGCAGGCTGACCCGCATCTCGGTCGGATCATCCACTGTGCTCATATCCTCGGCGAAATCGGAGCTGAACGTGACGTAGCATTCGTAGTTTTCGGTGGCGTGCTGGAAGCCACGTTGCAGCAACTGCTTGAAGAACTTGGTTACCTCGTCTTCGTTGAACAGATTCCACTCTGAGAAATCGATCGGCGGCGAATCCTTGCTGCGCTTGCCAGCGACGCCCTTGTAGAAATCAGGATGAGTTTCCGGCATATCGTCTTTGTATTCATCGCTGTCGTCGAGCAGCAACCAATCCCTCGACAACACCTCGTCAGGTTCGTCGTACTTGACATCGCGATCGTCGCCCCAGTAACGGAATGTCAACGGACGCTCGACATCACCCTCGTGCTGGCAATCCATACATGAACCCTCAAGTACATCCGGCGCCAGTTTAATGTCTGCCGGCACCATCCATTTGCCAGCGCAGTGTTCACATTCAGCTACAATTCCAACCATCATCATGATCCTTTCAGTGTGTTCTTTGGATCGGCCGCATGTCCGGCCATGACCATCAGAACCCTCAACACATTGATGCCAGTTTGCGTGAGCCGGCCGTAGTCGTGTTCGCCGTGCGTTAACGTCTCAATCAGTCCGAGCTTCTCGCACAGCTTAAGGCCTTCGTCGTAAGTAACATTCGGTGTCCAGTTAGATACATCGACCAACAGCATTTCTGTCATGTTACAACTCCTAATCATCCCAGCTTGTTACGTGACCTTTACGATTACGGATCTCAAAGAACCCGCGCATAGTCGGATACTTCTTCATGAACACGCGAGCCATGCCAGGTGTCCAATTGTTGTTACATTTGAATTCGCGAAGGCCACGATCGACTTGGTAGTGCCAACGGATACGTTGCAGGATGGCGCGCGCCGAGTATTTATCGAAGCCGATCTCCCAAACCTTCCATGCAAGATCCTCAAACATTTCCGCCACTTTCACTGGAACTGAAGTTGAATAACCATCGGCACTCATATCGCACCCGCCCGCCGCGCCAGATCCTGGAGCCATACCCATTGCTTGTTGGAAAACGTGACCTTGCCAAAGATCTGCGCGCGATCGAGCATGCCGGCCAGAAACTGGCGCGATTGCGCGTTGATCGGACTGCGCAGAATCAACTGCACCAACTGCATCAGCTCACTGAAGGTCATAGTCTGTGGGCCGGTATACGATTTCGCTTTGCGTGGTGGCGGCTTTGGCGCCGATCGCGCCGCCTGGCCGATCGATCCCACAATGTCATGCCAGTCCAGGCCGTGGCGCTTGAGCAGGCCGGTGATGCGGCCGGCGGCCGCGGCGCTCTCGCCCTCGTTGACCGAACCGAGCACCAGCATCAGCTTGTTGAGTTGGTCGCGGATCTCCGGCGGGATCGGCCGGGTTGCGGTGTAAGGAGGCATCTCACTCAGCCTCCCACTTGGAATAATATGGCTGAATAGTTTCCTCAGACATCAGCGGCAGGCCTTCGGACCAGTCGAAGCCCTGGCGCATCACGTCACGCAGCAGGCCGGCCTCCAGCTTGCCATCCCACAGCCCGACCTCGGTCAGGATCTCGTCGTGACTGTGCAGGCGCACATTGAAATTGGCGTCTTCGCAACGCACCAGAGTGCCGCGCAGCAAGTCAGCGGCGGTCGCCTGGACAATATTTTCACAGAGCGTGCCATGCCAGATGTGCGACCGGGTGCGGCCCTTCCAGAACCGCAGCTGGGTCTGGACGTCGACGACCTTGTCGTCGTCGTCCAGGATGTTGACCCGCTCGTACTTGATGCCCCTGTAAGCCAGGCAACGGCCGGACGGCAGCTGGCAATACAGCGTGCCGCCGAGCACCTGCTTCAGGTAGACGTAGGACACCCGGCCAGCCTCGAACGTGGCGCCGGGCGCCTCCAGCGCCTTGTTGACGGCGCCCCATAACCCATAGGAAGTATCCGCATCGTGCTTACCCCAGAACCGAACGCACCAAGGGTTGGCCTTGCGCCACCGATCGACCACATCCTTGGCCTCGGACGTGGGCAGATAAAGCCCGTAATTAGCGCCCATGGCGGCGAGCGCGCCGACCCCGCCGCCGAATCCCAGAGCCAATTCAGCGACTTTGCCACGCTGCCGTAATGCTTTGGTGATTTCGGTAACAGCTAGACCGGACATCGCCGCGGCCGACCGGGTGTACAGGTCCGGCAGGGAAGGATCGGCATCGATGTCGCGGAAGATCTGCAGCCGCGCCAGGGCGCCCTTGCTCTCAGGACCAACCAGCCACGGCAATACTCTTGCCTCAATCTGGCTGAAGTCGCTGACCACGAACTGATTCGATCCCTTGGGAACAAAAGTGGGCCGAATCAGCAACGCCAGCTTACGAACCACCGGGGTGTCAGAGCTGGCAGGGCTGTCACGAGTGCTGCCAATCCTGGCAAGCTCATCATAATCGGCGCCGTTTAAGATGGCCTCAATCGCTTCATGCTCGTAAGGGAGAAACGATCGCGCCAGGTTCTGGATCTGCACGCCGCGGCTGGAAGCGCGGCCGGTCTGTGGCGCACCATTGAAGACGTATTGGCCGTATACCGTGCCATCGACCTGCTGGGCCAGGATCTTGCCATACTTGGCCGGCGTGGTGGATCCACCATACAGCCGGATCTGCAGGGCGCGCACGGCATCGTCGTCCTCGATCGACTCGCAGTATGGGATGAGTTTCTCAACACGGCTTCGGGTCAGCGAATATTTGGCCGGGCGAGTCTCTGTCCCGTATTCGTCGACTTCTTCCTCACGCTTGGTGAGGATCTTCATACCGTCGCCATCGTCCGGTAGCCGGCCGATCAGCCATTGGGTCAACGGCTTGACCTGGCCGACGGTGGTAACGGCGCCGTTGGTCAGCTCGTGCAGTTCGTCGTTACTGCGGATCTTGGCTTCTTTGGCCAGCGCGTTGGCCTTGCGGGCGAATTCGAGGTCGACGCCGATCCCGCGATCGTTGATCTGCTCCATGCTCCAATACTCTTTCCACTCGCGCAACGGCAATTGCCGGGTCCGCAGGAAGAGTGAGCGCATGGCGTCGATGTCGCCGATCGCGTAATTGCAGAACTGCATCCACTGGATCGGATTTTTTTGCGGCGTACCGACAGATTTGGGCTCGCAGAACAACCCAATAAGCTTCTTGCCGTCCTCGACCTTGTGGATGCTGCCGGAAGCCTGGCAGGCGCCGGCCAGGTCGGGCGGCAGACCGGCGGCAGTGGCCTGCACCGAGGTATCGATGACCATCTCGGGGTACAGCTCTGGCGCGTTAATGAGGGCGTAATTCCAAATCGACCGATCAAAACCGGCGTTGTGAGCCGCGAACTTGTGAGTGTTGGACCCCAGCGCCCGGTCATAGAACTGGCGAAAATCATCGGGTAGCTCATCCCACACCAGCGGCTCACCGGGATCGTCGGCAACCACCAGCTCAACCGGCCGCCGACCGATCGCATAGGTCAGTATTACTGCCGCAGCTTTCGGATCGCAGGCGTAGCGCACGGCGCCGGCGTCCTGGAGATCGACGCCGCTTTTGGTTTCGAAATCAAAAAAGCAGATGTGGTCTGGATTGAAGGTGGCGGACATGGTGGTGACGTCCTGTGGTGGTGCCCAGGCCCCGAATAAGGGGCCTGGGGGAGATACAGGGGAGATGTAGGGGAGTTAGGCCACAGCCGGCCGGCGACGCTGCGCCCGCGGCGGCGGCGGGGCCACCGGCTCGAGCTCGTCGTCCGCCGGCTCCTCCACCGGCGCCTCCTCGACCAGCGCCGGCTTACGGGGCCGGGCCGTGGTCGCAGCCGGCGTCGGACCCTTGTCCTTGGGCAGCACCGGCACCGGACCATTCGACTTCAAGTTACCCTGAAGGTCGGACCAATCCACGACTTCAAAGATCGGGTTGTGGATCCAGCCATAATCGCTGTGCTTATATTTTTCCGACTTGAACACGATCACCGGGCAGGGGAAGGCGCGATCGGTCCTCAACTGGCTCTTCACCGCATCTTCCAACTTTTTGAAGCCCTTCATGGTGCCAACGGAGCCGTTTTTGAACATCACCTCGGCGCCGGCATCCTCGCCGTTCAAGCACACCGCTTCAAACGAACGCTGCTCCTGGAACGGGAAACCCTCGATCGGCCCAGGCTTCGACGGCTTGGGCTCGCTCATGGGCACCATCACCTCACCAAGGCGCTCGTTCTTCCGGCTGCCGGGATAGTTGCTCCAGCAGATGAAGCCGTGACAGATGCTGAGAATGTTGATCAGCCAGCGCGAGCCGACCTGCATCGGCTCATCAGCCTGGCCGATGTTCCAGGTGCCGTCGTTTTTACTGAGCTTGATCAGATCCTTGCCGCCGCCGGCCACCAGCGTGGTCGATTGGCTGTCCTCAATCCCAGCCAGCAGCCGGTCGGCGAGGTCGTTCGACAGGGCTGTCGAACCAAGGGAGCGTTTGACGATATCGTTCATGTTCGCGTGTCCTTATGGTTTAAGTTCTAGTGACCGGCGCAAATATCCAAAACCGGCCCCGCATTGCTACACAGCTAGGTGCCGTGGCGCAATTCCTTTAAAGCCTGGCTGAACTCCAGCGCAGCCTGTTTACGATCGATCTTCGGTGCCGGATCGCTCTCCGGCACAACCGTGGTTTCGTCAGTCTCCGGCGCGACGCGCAGGTGGTCGGGGATCTTCACACCCAATCGTTTGGCCGCCTTGTCGGCAACCGCAAAGGTCTGCAGCTTGTGCTGCCAGATGTCGGCGTCCTTGAAACCGAGCCCGCGCAAGGTGTCGCTGACCAACGTGTCGTCGACCCACTGGCGCAGCTTGGTCTTCAGCTTGAGCTTCCAGCCCGGCACGGTGCCGCCGGCTTCCAGGTAGGCGTGCAGCTGCTCGTCGACGGCCTTCTTGTATTCGTAGGCCATGTCGGCCAGCACCTTGGCCTTGCCGAGAAACTCACCATAGTCGCCGTCGTCGGTGTCGACCTCCAGCGGCCGCGCCGGCGCTATACCAAGCGCGGTCAGTTCGAACAGCGGCTCGGTGTGCTTGGGGCAGAACGGCCGGGCCGGGCACCAGCGGCAGTGCTCGCCGACATTCAACGCAGGGTTCTTATCAAGCGCGCGGATGATGGCGACGTCCATGTCCTCGACGAACATGTCGACTTCGGTGGTGGTAATCACGGTGTGGGTCAACGACTCCTCCACCCGCGGCTGGATGATGGCGACCGCGAACCGCTTCTTGGCAAACAGCTTGGGCAGCTCGTTCATGGCGCCGGCGAAGTAGAACATCAATTGCGGATTGACGCGCTCGCCGTCAGCATCCTTGATGACAGCCTTGACCGGCACACCTTGACCGAATTTCCAGTCGATCATCAGCACGAATTTTTTATTCTCAAGTAACAGATCCGCGGTGCCGAAGGCGCCGGGCACGCCAGGGAATTTCACCTTCAATTCAATGGCAACGACCTTAAAGCCGCCGCCGTAGATCCGCATCAATTCGTAAAGGTTATCGATCGCAGGAAAGATCGAATCTTCCAGATGGTGCGACTCCAGAACGCGATCGACGAAGTACTCGCCCACGTGTTGGATGGCCAAGCCGGTCATGTGCTCTTTGCCGGTCGGAAGGCCGTCAGGGTCATTATAGAATGACACCAGACAGTCCATCACCGCGTGCATGGCGGTGCCGTAGTTGGCATATTCGGATGGTTGCTCGGCTTGTTCTGGTATGCGTTGGATTAATTGAAACGAACCCGGGCAGTTCAAGAGACGATCGGCGGTCGATCCTCCTACGATTGTACTATGTTTGGCCATGTTATCCTCTGTTCTGTTTGCAGCACCCGATAGAGCACAGCACAGCATGGCCGTCAAATTATCTGTGCGCGAGAGCGCGATCGAGCGCGAACTGGTGCAGCGGGTGCAGGCGATGGGCGGCCGCTGCGACAAGGTGCGGGTGATCGGCCGGCGCGGTTTCTTCGATCGCCTGGTGGTGCTGCCGGGCGGGGTGGTCAAGTTCGTCGAGCTCAAACGACCGCGCGGCGGTAAGCTGTCGGAGCACCAGCGCAAGTGGGCCAACGACTACCGCATACTAGGGCTAGTGGTTGCGCTGGTGATCTGCTCGGAAGATATTGACGCGCTGCTGGAGAATCATGATGCGAGATCAAACCTATAAGCAGGCAATGCGCGAGCCGGAGCCAAGCGCACACCCGGATCCGCGCATGCATATGACGATCAAACATGCGTCGCTGCGGATACCCAGCGAAACCATGCTCGACCCGGTCACCGGCCGGACTGTGAAAAAGACGCCAATGCTGGCGCAAGCGGAAGGCCGGCAGGGGTATTAGCCCTACCGGCCCCATGTCCGCTATTCCTATCCCACCACAGAAGAGGAACAACAGATGACGAATAACGATAAAAAACCGCCGCGGCAATACCTGGTCACGGTCACGTTCTTTGACAACTATGCGGCGAAAACCAAGCGGGAAGAGCAGCTTACGCTGCCCAATCTGGCGATCGTCATCGAGAACGAGAACCGGATCGAGAAAAATCGCTTGCCATGGTTGAAGCTCGCGGTGTTCGGCGAGGTCAAGACCGCCAAGGGCTCGCTGCGCCACGACGCCAATATGCAGAAGATCAGCGGCGTCGAGGTCGAGCACGACGCCGGCCGGATGAGCTTCGACCAGGCGGTGCAGCTGCTGCAGGCCGCGGATATCTACTGTCTGATCTATACGTCGCCATCACATCTGGTGCCCAACGAGGACGGCGTCGCGGTCGAGAAGTGGCGGGTGCTGGCGCCGACCTCGGAGCTGCTGCCGGTGTTCGATCGATATAAGCTCGCCGCCCGCATCAACGGCGTGCTGAAAGGCGTCGCCACGGCCGAATCGTTCACGCTGTCGCAGTCGTATTATTTCGGCAGCGTGAAGCACAATCCGGCGCATTTCGCGCAG